GACTGGAGCTGGCCCGCCGGGGCGAGTGGTCGGAGAACGCGCTGGCCACTGCCCAGCTCCGGAAGATGTGCGAGCACGTGGCCGACGCGACGGACGCGGATCTGGCTCTGTGGAAGCAGACGCTGCCCGCCTCCGGCTTCACCACGGTGCACGTCGCCTGGAAGGTCCACCTGGTCCGCGCGGAGCTGTGGCTTCGGATGAACGAGGCGCGCGTGGCCATGGAGCGAGGGCTGGTCCACTCGTGACGCGTGTAATGGTGACGGGCTCGCGCACCTTCGGGGTGTGCGAGCACCCGCCCGGCAGCCACGTCTCCGGGCTCTGCCCCGTGCGGGAACTGCACAAGCAGATCATGATCATGGCTTTCGTGGAGCACGTGAAGCCCATGGAGTTCCCGGTAGAGCTGATCCACGGCGACGCGGAGGGCGCCGACCGCCTGGCCGCCGCGCTGTGGTCCCGCTTCGGGCTGGGGCCGATCACGGCCTTCCCGGCGAACTGGGATCTGGGCAAAGGCGGAGGCGCCGCGCGCAACGGCGTGCTGGTCGCACACATGCCGGACCTGGTGCTGGCATTCCACCTGGACAACTCGCGCGGCACGGCCGACGCCATCCGGCAGGCAAAGGCGGCCGGGCTCACCGTGGAGGTTTACCCCCGATGACGTATCACCTGGTCGCGTCGATCGATTGCGACCACCCCGAGGGCTGCCAGGAGTTCTTCCGGCTGCTCCCAGGCGAGGCGCTGGGCGAGGCCCGACAGCGCGCCCGCTCGCGCGGCTGGACCTCCATCCGCTCACCGCTGAAGATGACCACCCTTGTCCGGGACTTCTGCCCGGCTCACGCGAAGGAGAACTGATCATGCGCCTGCTTGGCAGGGCCGCGCCCAACGTCGTGGAGACGCGCGCCGACGAAGTCCGTGTGGGCGATCAGCTCGCGGCCGGCGCGTTCCAGGCGTTCGAGCTGAGCAATGTCCGCTCCGGCGAAACCGTTCTGGAGGTCACCACCGATGGCGGCCTGGTCTACATCGTGGGGGACCGCGCGCCGGGCGCTGCCTGGACGCTGGCCCCCGAGGAGATCGTCATGCTCGTAAAGGAGAAGTGATCATGATCAACCCCCGAGCCCTCGCGGCCGCCGTCGTGGCGGTCGGTGCGGGAGGCGTGCTCTTCCTGTCCACTGGTCAGCAGTCGGCGAGCCCCGAGCCGGCCGGAGGCGGCCCGGTCCCCGTGGCCATTCCGCCCGCCGCCACCGTGGTGCCCGAGGTGCCGACCACGCACCCCGCCGCCCCGGCCGCTGAGCGCGTCTCTCCGCCGTCGACCGCCGTCCCGGCTCCGTCGACCCAGCCCACCCCGAAGCGCCCGAGCACGGCGACGACGCCCACTCGGAAGGCCGCGCCGAAGCCGAAGCGCACCGCTACCCCAAGCCAGGTCCCGCCGTCGTACTCGGAGATGGACCTGGGCAACGGCTGGACGGCGTACTGCTCGAACGGCTACCTCCAGCCGGACGGGTCATGCTCCTCGCGGCCCGAGGGCTACCACCCCGCCCCGGCGCCGGCCGATGACCCGTGCTCGGGTACGGGCACCGAGTGCCTGAACGCGACGCTGGGCCAGCTCGGGATCTACAACGGCATTCCGGGCCTGATGGGCGGTCGGTGATGACGGCGCGCTACGTGGTGCAGCCCGTCCCGCAGGGCTCGGGCTGGCTGATGGTGGCCGACCTCCTGGCGGACCGACCGGAGGTCTCGCCCGCCGCGATGTTCCGGCCGGACTACCGCGCGGAGGCCCAGGAGTTCGCCGACCGGCTGAACGTCCGCGCGCTGGCGGGGAGGGACTGATGTTCAACCCGGGGGTGGATCCCATGAGCCCGGCCGTCCAGGAGCACGCGCCCGAAGCACTTCGAGCGGTGACCGCTGGAGACGGGCTCGCGCTCGACCGGGCGCTGTCGACCCTGGACGCGATGGACCTCGCCGCGCTGTGGGAAGCGGCAACCTTCCTGGCGGACGCCGTCCGCCTGACATCGAGGTGGCAGACATGAGCACTCCATGGGAAGACGACGTGGCGGAGGCCCTGCGGTGCGCGTACGCCGGCCAGGCGGAGAACTGGCCGCTGATCGCGCGCACGCTCGCGGCGGAGGTCACCGAGCTGCGGGACAAGCTGAACGACAAGCTGGCGGAAGATCTCCGTCGGTGCCCGAGGTGCGGCCGGGTGGCCGACCAAGTCACCGTGTGCGAGGGGAAGCCCACCGTGTACTGGCACGGCGGCACCGAGCACCTGGACGGGCTCGCCGATCTGAAGGTGACAGCCGATGGAGGCGGACGTTGACACCCCCCAAAATGGGGGGTACGATTCCACTCATGACGAACGCGAAGACCACCGCCGCCAAGCTCGCACCCGCCGTGCTGATCGTGCTCCCGCTGCTTCTCCTGCTGCTCCCCGGCGTCCGCACTGATGTTGTGGCCGTGCCGGGGATGGCCTGGAACTCGATTGCCACGGCGTACGACTGGGTGATCGGCACCTTCGTGGCCGTCTTCTCCTGGATCTTCTGAGTATCGCGGGTGCTCCGGCCGCCGGATGGCACCGGGCCGACGGCCGGAGCCCGCACCAACCACCACCACCCCAAAGGAGGCGTCATGGACGCCAGCATCACGATCCAGAACTGGCGCTACACCCGCGTGGAGACCCAGCAGGCGAGCTACACGGCGGAGGTCATGGCGGCCGGACTGACCCCCGCGACCGCGACGGAGACGACGGTTGTCGAGACCGTGGCCGCGCGGTTCGAGATCATCGGTGGCGAGCCGTTCGGCAAGACGGAGCGCTCCACGAACAAGGTCCGCCCGGAGGCACTTCACCTCACCTTCCGCTCGATCAACGGCGACGCCTGGCGGCTGGACTACGGCTTCACCCTGACCGGCTCGAACATCAAGCGGGACGGCACCTTGGGTGCGGAGCAGCGCGTGAGCGCGTCCGACTTCCCGGAGTGGGTGCGCGAGCTGATCACCACCGAGAAGTACAGCTACACGCCCGCTGGCTACGCGGCCGAATGGATCGATGGCGAGTACCCCCGATGATCGTGTTGTACCTCGGGTACCTGCTGTTCAAGGGCCTGTTCTGGTGCTTCGCGGCCATGATCTGGCTCTGCTTCGCGCTCGCTGCCTGGTCGCTGGTCCTCCTGACGGCCACCCTGCTGGTCTGGTTCGACCGGCAGGCCACCATTCAGCTGCTCGGGGGAGCGGCCCGGATCTTCGCCCCACCGGACTACCTGCGGTCGCGTCGCTCCCGTAGATCCCACACATAGCCGACACGCTGAGTGCCCCGTCTCCTACGCTCGCCGGGAGACGGGGCACTTGCGCGTTCCGGGCTCCAAGCCCGATCACCGCGCTGGCGCTCTAAGCACCGATACGGCCCCCGTCACCGAGACGACACGGAAGGGGCCGATCGTGGACCCGAAGCGCATTGCGGAGATCCTGGGGGATCTCGCGAACGCCAGCGAAGCGGACATCCGCGCGGCTCTTGCCGCCCTGGGTGCGCAGGGCCGCGAGCTGGCCGCCAACCCGCCGACCGCCGACAACGTGGCCGCCCTGGACAAGGTCGTGGCCGACGCCAAGACGCTGTCCGCCGCGCTCACCCAGAAGGCGGAGCTGGCAGGCAAGCAGACCGCCGCCCTGGCGGAGCTGGACGGCGTGCACGACCCGGCGCGCGACCACGTGGAGCAGCCGACGGAGGAGAACACGAAGGACGTGCCGAAGCCGGAGGACGCGGGAGCGACCACCGACCCGGGCGCCGACGTGGAGCCGGCCGAAGACGACAAGGGCGACGGCAAGAAGGCCCCCGCGAAGAAGGGCCGCACCGCGTCCGGCCTGGGCAAGATCGGCAAGGACGGATCGCCCGAGCAGGATGGCCCGAAGGCGGGCCTGGTCCAGGCGACCACCACCGTAGCGGCCGGAGTGCCGGGCTTCTCGCCGGGCCAGCAGCTGACCGAAGACGCCTTCGTGAAGGCGTTCGCCGCCGTCGCCCGCTCGAAGGGCAACGGCTCCGCGAACATCGCGCACGTGGAGTTCGCCTACCCGGCGGAGCGCACGCTGGGCGACGACTCGGCAGCGAACCAGGCGCGCATCGCGGCGGCCACCTCCGAAGAGGCCATCGTGGCGGCCGGCGGGCTCTGCCTGCCCCCGGAGGTCCGCTACGACATCAACGTGTTGGGCGTGACGGACCGTCCGGTCCACCAGGCGCTGAACACGTTCCGGACGGAGCGCGGCATCCTCCAGTACCGGGCGCCGTTCGACGCACTGGCGATGACCAGTGGACTGGGCATGTGGACCCAGGCGAACGACCAGGCGATCGTGGTCCCGCCGCCGGACCCGGACACCAACACGTACAAGTCGTGCTATGTGGTGAGCTGCCCCGGCGTGCTCGAAGCCTCGATCTACAGCACGTACATGTGCCTGGAGTTCCCGAACATGACCGCTCGGTTTGACACCGAGTGGGTCCGGGCGACGACCCAGGCGGCACAGATCGCCTGGAGCCGGTACACGGAGAACAACCTGCTGTCCCGGCTGTTCTCCGCCTCCAAGATCCTGAAGGGCGTCGGTCCGGCGGTGTCGGCGGTCGCCGACCTGCTGGCCAGCTACGACCGGGTGATCGCCTACTACCGGAACCGGCACCGCCTGAACTCGCGGGTGTCGCTCCGCACGATCATGCCCCAGTGGGTGATCAACCTGCTGATGACCGACCTCGCGCGGCGCTTCACCATGGCGTCCCCGGGCGAGCTGTTCGGTATCGCACAGGCGGAGCTGGAGCGCTGGTTCTCCACGCGCGGCGTGAACGTCACCTGGCACCTGGACGGGCTCGCGGGCGCCACGGTGTCCACGGTCGTGATCGACCAGCAGTTCTACGACGACACCGCCGCCGGCCAGGTCGTCCCGATGTACCCGGACAACGTGGACAGCCTGCTGTTCGTGGAGGGTGACTGGCTGCTGCTGGACGGCGGCACGCTGGACCTGGGCCTGGTGCGGGACTCCGAGCTGAACAAGCGGAACCGCTACCAGACGTTCATCGAGACCTTCGAGGGTGTGGCGTTCACCGGCAAGGAGTCCTTGCGGGTGGTCCTGCCGCTCCGTCCGGACGGTTCGGCGGCGGGCACCAAGGCCGTCCCGGCTGGCGGCTGGGACGCCTGATTTCTTCCGCCCGGCCCTCACCCCGACGGGGGGCCGGGCGGTTGATCAGGCCCACCCGCGAGAGGAGATCAGGTGTACTTCGTCGAAGTCCAGGCACCACAGGCCGCCGCCCAGTCGTCGGCGAACCTGCTCACCAGCGCTCCGCCGGACAACTCGGGCGACTGGGAGAACGGCATCTCCTTCATCGGCGAGACCTGCCCGACGCTGGAGGTGTTCGACCCCTGCGCGGAGACGGACACCATGGACGGCACGCCGTCGGGTGTGACCTTCCTGTCTCCGCTCGGATACCGGCTCACCAGCGAGTGCACGACCCTCGGGGTGGATCTGGACGCGGCGGTCCAGCGAATCACCCGGCAGGCCAACGCGGTAGCGTCGTTCGCCCTCGCGCGCGAGCTGGCCGAAGGTGCCGGGACCCGGGCGGCCCCGTTCGACGTGACGGCGCACGGCGAGACCGGCGTCATGAATCCGTACTTCGCCGACGGCAACGCGGAGGAGCTGACCGCCGCCACGTCGCTGCTCCAGGGTCTCGGGATGCTGGAGCAGGCCGCGCGGGAGCGGACGAAGGGCCAGCGCGTCTTCCTGCACATCCCCATCGTGATCGCTACCCAGGTGGCGGCCAGCCTGTTCAAGGTGGGGAACGAGATCCGGACCGCAACCGACGCCGTGGTGATTGCGGACGCCGGGTACACGGGCAAGGGTCCGGGCGTCCAGACGGGAATCTGGGGCTACGCAACGGGTCCCGTCTTCACGCGACTGTCCACAGTGTCCACCATGGGCGACCCGGCCATGACCATCGACCGCCGGACGAACCGGCAGCAGGTCTGGGCCGATCGCCTCTTCGTCGCTGGCTACGACCCGTGCGCCAGTGTCGCGATCAAGTTCCCGTGACGGCTAGAGGAGAAGGATCATGACCTACGACGGTGCGGGAACGCTGTTCGCCCTCGGTGTGCGCGTGGCCAAGCTGGACGTGGACGGCAAGCCCAGCGTGGGCACGACGAACGCCTACACCTCCGACGCCCTGGTGAAGGTGGAGCTGGGCCTGGAGTACGAAGACGCGAAGCAGGTCACCCAGCTGAACGGCTCGGGCGTCGCGTGCGTCAACTACCAGGCGCCGTACACGCTCAAGCGCGGTTCGATCAAGGGCCTTCAGATCTGCACCCCGGACCCGAACTTGCTGGCGTTCCTGATCGGCGGTGACGTGATCAACGACTCCGCCACTCCGACGCCCAACCAGATCGGATACCGGGCGCCCCAGACGGGCGTGGAGGAGACCCCGAACGGCGTCTCCCTGGAGTTCTGGACGAAGGCGGTCATCGGCTCCGCGCTGGCCACCAACCTGCCGTACTTCCACTGGGTCGTCCCGCGCGCCTTCCTGATCCCCTCGGGGTCGTGGGTGCTCGGTGGGGACGCGGCCATGCTGCCGGAGTTCGACGGCTACAGCACCCAGAATGCTGGCTGGGGCACCGGTCCGAACGACGACTTCGACAGCCCGTCGGACCGCGTCTGGCAGTACGTCCGTGAGGCGACGCTGCCCGACCTGGACGCCGGTCTGGTGCCGGTTGTCGCGCAGGTGCCGTGACCACCCCGCTTCCGATCCCCGACCTGCCGCCCGCACAGGCCAGCTCCATCCTGTGCGGGCCGTGGGCGTCTCCGAGTGACATCCCGGAGAAGTGGCGGGTGCGGGTCTCCACGCCCCAGTGGCAGACCGTGCTCATGATGGCGTCCGAGCTGCTGTACCAGTTGACCGGTCACCGGTGGCGCGGCTCGGGTTGCCACGAGACGGCGGAGATCCGCACGCGGCCGCTGGCGGTCGGAAGTGGCACCTGGCCGTTCCAGGACATCGGCGCGTGCGGCTGCTGGGTCCAGGCGCCGGGCTTGAGCTACGCCACCAACTACGCGGATGCGTGGCTGTTCAATGCGGCGTGGCGCGGCGCTCACCCCCGGCCAGTCGCCGTGGAGCTGGATCCGAGCGCCACCGCCGTGACGGAGGTCGTGCTGGGCGACGGCTCGGTGATGGACCCGAGCCGGTATGAACTGCTGACCTCGGGCTGGCTTCAGCGCACCGACGGGGCCGGCTGGTCCGGGTGCGGGGACGAAGGCCCAACGGTGATCCACTACGACCGGGGCAGCAACCCGCCGGTGGGCGGGATCGCGGCGTGCGTCACGCTCGCCATCGAGCTGGTCCGGTCCTGGTGCGGCGAGCAGGGGTGTGCCATCCCGCCGAACGCCTCCACCATCACCCGCCAGGGGATCACGGTCACCATGGACGTGTCCAAGTTCCTGGAGGAGCAGCGCACCGGCGTGCCGACCGTAGATCTGTGGATCGAGTCGGTGAATCCCCGTCGGAAGAACGGCACCCGGCCGCGCCGGATGGCCAGCGTGTGGAGCCCGGACCTGCCGACGGCAACGCGGATCGCACCCCCCGCCTGAAGGGGTGTCATTGGTCTACGCTGGCCCGCATGACCGATGATGAGCTGATCAGGCCCCACGATCCCTTCTCCGGGCACGAAGCCCCGGCTCCGGCCAAGGACACCACCGAGCCGCCGAAGCCCGCAGAAGAGCAGCCACCGCCGCCGGAACCGGTCGAGAAGAAGGCCCCGGCCCGCCGCACCCGCCGTCCGCGTCGCACCCCGCCGCCGGCCAAGGCTGTGAGGACGGAGAGCGCCCGTCGGAAGTCGAGCGGGAAGTGAAGCCCAGCCAGCTGCCCACCGAGCCGCCCGACCTGCTGTCGTGGGCCGAAGGCGTGATCCCGGCGCTGGTAACCTACTTCGCTCAGCGCAACGTGGACCTGCCCGCCCGGCGTCGGATCGTGCCCGGTCAGCTCCAGCTCGACTCCTGGGATTGCGAGCAGGTGTCCGTGGGCTTCGCCGGGATCACCGACCCAGGACGCCAGGGCACCACGTCGGGGGCTCCGCGCACCGGCACGCCGTTCTCCGCGCTGAAGCGGCGCCAAGTCGCGTACGGCGTCCAGATCGTCCGGTGCGCGGGCGACTGTAACGGGATCTTCACCACCGATACCGATGCGTACGGCGAGGTCGGGAAGCAGATGCTGACGGACGCGGCGCTGCTCTCTCAGTTCATGGTCGACATGGCCAGCTCCCCGCCGGAGTGGCACCCGAAGGAGATCAACGCGGACGCGGGCGACGTGGTGCCGATCGGCCCGGAGGGGAACATGTACGCCATCGAGGCGTCCGTGATCTTCGACCTGATGGCGAGGACGGCAGGCTGATGGCGCGCGTGGTGATCAAGAGTCGGCGGGGCGGGGTGAATGACGCTGAGTTCGCTCGGTTCATCAACGACCCGGACGGCCCGGTGCGCCACGAACTCCGCCGCCGGGGAACGCTGGTCCAGCAGTACCAGATCCGGCGGGCGCCGCGTCGCACTGGCCGGCTGGTCTCGACCTCGCGGAAGCGCGAGACGACCCGGGGCCCGCTCCGCCCAGCCATCGAAGTGATCATCGGCAAGGAGGGGATGACGCCCTACCTCGGGTACATCCTCTTCGGCACGCACGCGCACGTGATCCGGGCGATCCCGAACCGGCCGAACGCGCACCTGCGCTTCGTCGCCGGTGGGCACGTCGTCTTCGCCAAGGAGGTCATGCACCCGGGAACCCGAGCCAACAACTTCGTGCGCGACTCGCTGAAGATGGCTCGCGGATGACGGACCTCATCATCCTTCCACTGTGGATGGTCATCGCGCTTGTGCTCGGTGGCACCATCGACCTTTTCCGTGCTGTACCAACGATCTGGAGGAAGATCATGCCAAAGACTTATGGGCCGGAGACCGTGCCGGAAGTGCCCCGGATTCCCTTCGCCCTGCGCGCGGTCCACGAAGACCCGGTGACCGGGGAGAAGGTGATCAAGACCCACGAATTCATGGCAGCGCCGGACCCGTCGGCCGGCGACTTCCACCGGTTCGCCCTCGCCAGCGAGAAGGGCGGCGGCTCGCTGCTGATCGTGCTCGGGCAGATCCTGCCCCGGATGATCGTCAACGACGACGGCGTGCCGATGCAATGGGAGTACCAGGAACTCCCGCGCGGCGTGCGACCGACGATCACCCAGGCGGGCCCGGGGGACCTCGCGGTGCTCGGGACGATCGACGAAGAGCCGAAGCCGAACTTCCGGGGGCCGGACGGCGAGATCTACCCGGAGCCCGAGCGTCACCGCTTCGAGGCGTTCGAGGCGGGCAGTTCGCGGCGGCGGCTCCACAACCTGATGTTCGTGGACGAGAACGTGAAGGTGGAAATGCAGACGGTGGCGGAGATCATGCGCGACCTCTTCGCGGCAGCGGGAAAAGGCCATGGGTCCGCCTGAAGACCCTCCACGCGATCGCTAACGCTACGTACCGGAACTACTACACCAACGGCAAGCTGGCCATGTCCGGGATCGGTCCACGGACACGGCTCGCCGACTGGATGGACGCGGTGTTTGTCATCCTCCTGGAGACGCCCGTGGAGCAGATCAAGAAGCTGGAGGAACAGCTGGCCGTCGCTGACGCCCAGGTGGACCCGAAGGCAGCTCGCGAGACGTGGGGCGCCACCCCGGAACAGCAGGGTTTGGGCGGCAGGCTGATGGAGGGCTGACAGGTGCTGATCGGTGAGGCGTCGATTCGGCTGGACGCGATCGCCGACGACCTGAAGAGGACGATCAACCGGGACATCAACGAAGCACTGGCCGGGGTCAAGATCGACAGCGACCCCCTGGTGAAGATGACCCAGGATCTGAACCGGGCGGAGCTGGAGCTGGTCAAGGCCGAAGACCAGCTCCAGGCCGCCCACCGGGGGACCCAGGAGACCGAAGCCCGGCTGATCGAACTCCGGCGCGACGGCACGGCGTCGGCGAACGAGATCAGCGCGGCGGAGCGGTCGCTGACCCGGGCTCGCGCGGAGGAGGCAGTGGCGGCCGACCGGGTCACGGTCGCTACCCAGAAGCTGGCCGGCGCGCACGGCAACCTCACGAAGGCCCAGCGCGAGGGTGAGACCCAGGAGCGGTCCTGGATTCGCTCGGTGCTCGGGTCGTCCAACGTGATCGACACCGTGGTGTCGAAGATCAATATCTTCGGGCGCCGGACGAAGGACGCCGGGGACGAAAGCACCCGGACCGGCTCGAAGATGCGCGACAGCGGGCGCGACGCCAGCGGCTTGGGCCGCATCCTGGACGGCGTGCTGGGCGCGGCGCTGAAGTCGCAAACCGGCCAGCTGTCCGCCTTCGGCTCCGTCGGTGAGGGCATCTTCACCACGCTCACGAGTAAGGCGGTACTGCTCCCGGCTGCCATCGCGCCCTTGCTCGGGGTGATCGGCGGGCTGATCATCGCCTTCCCGGCACTGGCGACCGTGGGCGTGGCCGCGCTCGGTGCCATCGCGCTGGGCATGGACGGGATCAAGCGGGCGTTCAAGCCGCTGGAGGACGACCTAACCCGGCTGAAGACGGCCGTGTCCGCGTCCTTCGAGTCCGCGCTGGCGCCCGCCGTGGCGAAGCTGCCAGCGCTGTTTGCTGCCGTCCAGCCGGGGATCCAGGGCATGGCCACGGCCTTGGGTGGCACGGTCACCCAGCTGGTGAACATGGTCACCCAGGGCGAAAACCTGGCCAAGATCCGGGACCTGTTCCAGCAGACGGCTCGCTTCATCCAGGGGATGCAGCCGGGGATCAATGCCTTCTTCCAGGGCTTCCTCAACCTCGCCTCCGCCGTGGCGCCACAGCTCCACGAACTCGGGGCCGCGCTGGGCTCCATCCTCGGTTCCATCGGTGACGCGTTCAACCGGCTCCAGTCGCTCGGGCTGGTGAAGCCCGCGATCGACGGGCTGGCCCAGGTCTTCCGCTCGATCGGCACGCTGCTGGGCCCGATCCTGGAGCTATTCGGCCGGCTCGCGGCCACCCTCCAGGGGCCCTTGGCCACCGTGATCAACGCCGTGGCGGCGGGGCTCCAGGCCGCGATGCCGGGGCTCCAGGCGTTCGCCGACGGGGTGGCAAAGGCGTTCGTCGCCCTCGCCCCTGCGCTCCAGGCGATCCTCCCGCTGGTCGGCCAGGTGGCCGGCCTGATCGGTGGCGTGCTCGGTACCGCGATCTCCGTGCTGGCCCCACCGCTCACCAAGCTGATCCAGGGGCTGTCCGCCGGGCTCGCCCCGGTGCTGCCCAAGATCGCACAGGCGTTCGAGTCCTTGGGCGCCGCGCTCGCTCCGGTTCTTGATCAACTCGCTGGCGCGCTGGTCCAGGCGCTCGATTCCCTGCTGCCGATCATCCCCCAGTTGGTCGGCGCGATCGTCCAGCTGGCGCCCGCCTTCCTGGAGATCGTGAAGGCCGTGATCCCGCTGATCCCGCCGCTGGTTCAGCTGGTCGCCACGATCCTGCCCGGCCTGATCCGCCTGTGGCTGTTGATCGAGAAGCCGTCGCTGGAGTTCGCCTCCACCGTGCTCAACCAGGTGGTGCCCGCGCTGGTTTCCTTCCTGGGCGTGGTGACGACCGTCGTCGGAAAGGTCGTTGATTTCTTTACCGATTTCGACACGAATGTGTCTTCCATTTGGCAGCACATCGTTTCTTTCTTCCAGGGAATCGGCGACTCCATCGGCGGCTTCTTTAGTGGAATCGGCGAGAAGATTGTCGGCTGGTTCCAGGCCGGGGTGGACTTCCTCTCTGGGCTGCCGGGCAAGGTGGGCGGCTGGCTCGCTTCGCTGCCCGGCATCGTGGGCAATGCCCTGCTGGACGCCGGAAAGGCCATGCTGAACGCCGCCATCCAGGGCGTGGAGTGGGTGCTGGCGGAGTTCATCGCACTGCCGTTCCAGATCATCTACGGAATCGCCGCGCTCGGACAAATGTTGTGGGACGCGGCGGTCTCCGCGTTCAACGCATTCATAAATGGGATCGTCACCACAGCAGAGGGGCTGTGGGCTTTCGTCACGTCAATTCCCGGCCGAATTCGCGACGGAATTCACGCCGTGATCGACTTCATGCGCGATACCGGAACGAACGCGATCCAGTCTTTCCTCAACTCGCTGGTCTCCACGGCGGCGGGTGTGTGGTCGTTCATCACCTCGATCCCGGGGCGCATCCGCTCCGGGCTGTCGTCGCTGGCCCAGACGCTGCGCGACGCGGCGGTGAACGGGTTCAACAACTTCCTGAACGGGCTGACCTCCACCGCGCAGGGTGTCTGGTCGTTCATCAGCTCCGTGCCGGGGCGGATCTGGTCGGCCCTGGGCGACGTGGGCGGGATGCTCTTCGAGGCGGGGAAGCGGATCATCCAGGGCTTGATCAACGGGATCAAGAACGCGGCCGGGGCGGTCGCGGGCGCCATCGGTGACGTGCTCGCGAAGGCGCGGCGGCTGCTCCCGTTCTCGCCCGCGAAGGAGGGTCCGTTCTCCGGGCGCGGCTGGGTGCTCTACTCCGGCATGTCCATCCCGCTGGCGATCGCCGACGGGATCCGACGGATGGCCGGCTCCGCGATCGGGGAAGCCGCCGCGCTGGCGGCCGCCGTCCAAGCCGAACTGGGCATCACCCCGACGATCGGCGCCGCGTCCCTGGGCGGCTCGCCGTCCGTGCCGGACCTGTCCACCTCCAGCACCCAGCAGGCCATGGCGGAGGCCCAGCTGCTCGCGCTCCAGGGGCTGGTGGACCACCTGACCGCGCAGGGGAAGACACTCCCGGAGGAGCTGGCGGCGGCCCTCGAACAGCTCCGTGTCGTAGTCTCCGCCAACGAAGTAGCCAGCGGCGTGAGGTCGGTCAACCAGCAGGATGCCCGGAGGCGGTAATGGAGCGGATCTACCTCGGGCCGATCGGCCGGCTGATGGCGCTGGACGTGCCGACGGCTGGTTACACCCACGACTACGTGGAGTACGGCTCCGAGCATGTTCCGCTGTCCGGGCTCCGGACGAAAGACGTGTTCTCCCGGCGTCACGAATTCACCATCGACACCGACGGGCTGACGCCACGTGCGCTCGCCTGGTTCCGGATGCTCTACACGGAGGCCATCGCCGGGCCGTTGTACCTGCGCGAGTCGACGGAGAAGAACCTGCTCCGCTCGCGGGTCAGCTCGACCACCAGCACGATCTTCGCGCTGCCGGGCTCGACCGACTGGAGCGCGCCGGGCGCCGGGGACACCGTGACCTCCGTGGCTGCCACCAACGTGTTGCTCCCCGCCTCCATCCCCGGCGAGGAGCTGACCCCGGCGCCATCCAAGGCCGTGTCCTGGTTCGCCAACAACGCGAACCGGCTGATGACCGACACAGCCGTGATTCCGGTGCTGCCGGGCGAACAGCTGTGCTTCTCGGCCTATGTCCAGTCCGGCACGCCGACGCTGGAGATCGTGCCCTACAACGCAGCACTGGTAGCCCAGGCGCCGGTCACCGGAACCGTGATCGTGGCAGGCACGCCGCCGCGTCGGTACGTCTCCTACACGGTGCCCACCAACGGCACGATCGTGGCCGTCCAGGTCCAGATCCGGCAAGCGACCAGTGGAACCACTGTGACGCACGCCTGGCAGCTCGAAGGCGGCACGCTCACACCGACCGCCTGGGCGCTCGGGCTCGGGGTTCCGAAGGTCATGATGCTGGAGTCCGCCAGCGGCACGCGCCACGCGGTCGGGCCGTACACAGACGGGTCCTTCACGTTTAGGGAGATCTAGTGCAGCTGGCAGGAGACGCCAACCTGGCCGCCGCGCTCGCGCCCGGCCAGAAGCGCTACCACGGGACCGTGCTCAAGATCGACTGGGCGCGAAACAACACCTTCGCCGACCCGCTGTCGGACCTCTCCGCGAATGTGGAGGAGTGGAGCCTGGAGCGCTCGCTGGCCGGCGTGGTGCCGGACGAACTCCAGACCACGGAGGGCTTCTCCACGGCGAAGATCACCATCAAGCTGAGCGGCAACACGCCGACCGGCGACGGTACGCCGCTGTGGAAGGTCTTCAGCCCCTTCAGCGCGTACGGCACGTACGGCTCCGGCGGGGCGCTGAACATCCCGATGGTCCTCCAGTCCACAGTCCAAAGCCCGCTGGGCTTCTGGCAGGTCGACCAGATCACCGGGTGGATCGACAGCGCCATTCCAGATCTCGCCAGTGGAACCGTGACGATGGTGTGCTTCGACGGCGGCGGCCAGCTGGAGGGCGGGATCACGATCAACCGCTGGGCGGCCGATGCCTACCGGCGGGAGAGCTACTACGGCGACACCGCCGCGAACACGGGTGAGGCACTGGAGTCCGGCACCTTCTCCGCGTGCTGGCTAATCGACTCCGTGCTTCGGCGCTCGGGCTTTTACGAGGGGCCGCCATTCCACCCGAACGCCATGGTGGGCTGGACGCTGCGCGGCGGTGCGCTGCCGGAGGTCGGGGCCTGGAACCAGATCACCCAGTGGAACTTCACCAACACCTACGACTTCGGCATGAGGCAAAGCCTTCCGAACCAGACGCCCGCGTGTCAGTCCACCGGTGAGCTGTGGAGCAAGGCCGTGGGGAAGTACGGCCCAGCGTTCAAGGGGAAGTACAACCTGGGCAACTACGCCGCCACCGGCTCGCGCGGAATCACCGAGGTGGACACGAACGTCCAGGCGGCAACCTGGTACGGCGCGGATCAGTACGCGGGCAACAACTCGAACCTCCTGGGCTTTTCCGGATGGTTCTATGTGGACACTGCCACGGCCAGCGACCCGTGGACCACTGCCCAGTTCTTCCTCTCCGCGTACCACCAGAACTTCTCCGGGTCCGACCGCTACCCCGCGAACATGGTGGTCACGATCAAGCACAAGACGGCCAGCGCGGTCATGGAGGTCAACAACGAGGGGTACACGAAGAACTGGAAGTGGACCATCAGCCTGGGCGCCACCGGCTGGCACTACTACTCCGGCGTGGTCCAGTTCACCAGCACCCAGGTGTTCGGCTCGGTGTGGCTGGACGGCGCGCAGGTCATCAACCACACCACCGGCGGCCTGGCCGGCGCGCTCGGGACGCTCACGTACACCTGGATCGAGGGGTGCACGAACACCGCCCTGCTGAATGTGGAAGGGATCTGCCAGTACGTCCAGTGGATCAGCGGGTACAACACCCCGCTGGCGAACTACATCCAGCCACAGAGCACGCCGCCGACCATCCCCCGGCAGCAGGCGAAAGTGGACCTGGCCGGCCAGCGCATGATCTGGCTCCCGAACATCGAGCAGGACGCGGCGGGCGACGTGATCAAGGCCCTGACGAACGCGGACCTGGGCGCCTTCTACTTCACCGAGCAGGGCGTGGCCACGTTCGACAGCCGCGCCACCGTGAAGGGCCGCCAGCTGGCCGCGAACTCCGTCTTCGACGTGACGATCGACAACGCCACGAACCTGACGCCGGTCGCTGCCTACTTGTCGGTAGCCAACCGGATCGGGTACACGGCGGCGGTCAAGCTCGCCGTGCCGTACTCCACGGTCTACGCGGCGAGCAAGCCGGACCAATTCCTTACCCAGCCCGGAAAGGCGCCGGTCTACCTCACCAGCCTGTCCGATGTCCAGTCGTTCTACTGCGGGAGCATCCCGCCCCTGACGTTCCCGCAGGGGTACGACCCCGGCTTGAGCCCGCCCACGCTGTACTGGCAGCAGTACATGCAATATTACACTCCGTCGTACTACAACAACGGTCTGTGCCTGTACATCCCCGGCACGCGCCCGAGCAACGGGCCGCCGCCGCCAGCCACGGGCATGTTCGTCTACTGCCTACCGGGCTGGTTCAACGTGGACATCAACAACCGGCACATCCGGATCGCGATCGGGGGCGGCTTCACCTCCGCCACCGAGACGGCCGTGGACGACTCCACCGCCTTTATGAAGATCGGCGGAACCGTGCTCGCCGACCGGCCCACCGTGGTCGAGTCGGTGAGCGACGCAACCTCGATCGCGCGGTACAAGGAGCGTGTCTACAACATCCCGGCCGACGAATGGCACCAGGACATCCTCTGGCTTCGTTCCCTGTCCGCGTCACTGCTGGCCGACACGAAGACCCCCACAGTGCAGTTCCAGGAGATCGAGGTGGTGGGGGATCCCCGCCGCCAGCTCCAGGACGTGTGCCGCATCCTCCACCGTGACGCGGCCGGCGGACAGCCAGGCATGACCGGAGCCACCCAGGCGTACGGCTCGGTGGTCGGGATCAAGCGGACATGCTCCGGCGGCAAGCTGACGGACAAGCTCACGATCCGCACGTTCGCGGCGTAATCTGGGGCCAGCCCTCCCCTGGGCAACCGTGCTGGGCAGGTGCGGTGTTCCTCCGGCAAGGCCCCCGGTGCAGCGATCGGGGGCCTTCGCTCGTCACCGGTACTGGCTGCGCGTCGGGCGCGTTGCGGGGACCACGCCCTGGGTCGCTTCCAACGTGCGCCAGAGGTAGCGCTGGGAGCGGTCCGACAGCTCACCCATGGAACCCTCCACGTCCAAGATCATCCAGGTGCGCCCCCGATACAGCAGCGGCTCCAGGGTCGCCTCCTCCACATGCTGCCGGAGCAGGTACCCGCGCGGGCGACTCCAGGACGGCAGCTGGTGCACCGACCACGGGGCGCCGTTGTGGACCTCGGGGTCCAGCGCCAGCAGGTTGGCGGCGGTGTCGGTGTCCTCGCGGTACGTCCCCCCGATCCCCTTCGGGCGGCGGTGGTGCGCATCGAACGTCTCGTAGTCGAGCGCCCGCCCGCTCACCTCGCAAAACCCGTCGCTCCGCACCCAGAGGGTGTCCCGGAGCTGGCGCCAGTTCGGGTCCGGTCGCTTCTTGCCCATGGTCGATCTCCTTGGCCGGCGGGTATTGCACTTACCCCCATTATAGGGGGTAAGATGGCGAACATGGAGAGCACGACGACCCCCGAAGAGGCGGAAGAGAAGAAGGTGCCGGAGGAGATCATGATCCGGACCGACCTCTACAACGACGCCCTGGACCGCGCCAAGGACCAGGGCGAGACGTTGGCTAGTGTGACGCGCGCCTGTTACTTCGCGGCCGCCGCGCTGGCCAAGCCGATCGAGGGCGGCAAGGCGCGAATCCGCCCCCGTCCGTACGGCGAAGACCGCGAACGCATCCGCTTCCGGGTGCCCCGAGCCCAGCGCACCGCGACCCGGGACACCATCGAGTCCGCCGGGATCAGCGTCCCGGCCGCCGTGGAGCAGATGCTGGAGTACTACGTGGAGCACGGCTCGATCATCGGCTTCGCTGCGCTGGTGATCCCCGAGCCGCCCGCCACCGACACCACCGACGAAGAGAGCGAGTGATCATGACCGCACCTGCCCAGCCCGAAACGTCCAGCCCTCCGGCGATCCTCTCCGCCGTGGCCGCCGTCATGAAGAAGGTGACGTACGTCCCGAAGGCGGGCCAGTACGACGGCGGCAAGTCCGGCAGCTACAGCTTCCGCAAGTTCGAGGACACCGCCGCCGCGCTCGGGGCCGCCTTCCGCGAGCACCTGATCTTCGTCCAGTCTGAAGTGGTCAGCCGCGAGATCGCGGAGCCCGACCGGAAGCCCTACAGCTCGGGCAGCGGCTACACCCTGTGGACCCAGGTGTACGTCACCGTGCGGTACCGCTTCACCAGCCTGGAGGACGGCTCCGTACTGGAGGCGTCCGCGATCGGCGAGGGCAAGGACTCCAGCGACAAGGCGAGCGCCAAGGCCATGACCATGGCCATGAAGTCGGCGCTCACCCAGGCGTTCATGGTCGCCACCGACGACCCGGACCCCGACGCCACCCGCCCGGGTGACGACGACTACAGCCCGGCGGTGGGCCAGGGTCGCGGGTACGACCCGAACCAGGCGGCCCGCCAGCGTGCGGCTCAGCAGCGTGAGCAGGCGGCCGCCGCCGGTGTCACGCCGCCGGAGCAGTCCGGCAACCGCGAGGAGAAGAACGCCCAGTGGGTCGCCTGGGTCCAGCGCGAGTTCCAGAACGACGCCATGACGCTGGAGCGGCTGGCGTACATCCACATGATGACGAAGCAGCGGGGTCTCCTGGGCATCGACGCGGCCGGGGTCCCGCTGGAGCAGCGCATCCGCGCGGAGCTGGCCCGCTTCGGCTTTGACCCGAACGTGGCCATGCCCACGCCCGAGCAGGCCCAGCAGTGGATGGCTCAGCAGCAGGGCGGTGGCCAGCAGTGAGCGGGGCACCAGCGGTCACCAGCGCCCAGACCACCATCGAACGCGTTTGGCCCGCGCACGCGGAGCACAAGTCCGGATCGCGGCACGCTCGCTGGTCGACCGCCGAAGGGGTCGTGTGCGCGTGCGGGGATGTGCTCGGCTGGCCGAACCCCGAGCACCGCGAGACCTACAGCCAGTACACGAAGCGGGTGGCTCAGGAGCAGGTGGACGCGGCCAGCGCACCCGGTCGCGTGAAGGGTGCCTTCGGGTCGTACCCCCGGGGCGACGACGGCGACCCGGTAGCGGAAGGTCCCGCCCGGGTCGTCACGGCTGGGCTGGGCGACGACGACCGCGAGCCCGGCGATTACCCGGACCCCGAGGTCCAGGGGCCGCCCCGGCACGACGACGACCCAGGCCCGGATGAGCCCGAGGACGCGGACGTGGACTGGGGCGAGCCGCCCGCCGATGAGCCGGAGCCCGAGGTGCTGACGATCGAAGACGGCGACAGCGAAGACGTGGGCAGCGCCCCGATCCCCGCCGACGCCGTACCGGACGAACGCGGGAACATGATCTCCGGCGGGATGAGCTACGGCCAGCCGGCCGACGAAGCCCAAACCACGCCGTGGGGTTCCGACCCGTCACCGGTGGAGCCGCCGCCGTGGGAGGGCGTGGACGACGCGCCGAAGTACGCCGTCGGCGACACGGTCACCGTGGCCGGGGTGGAGTTCACGAAGCACTCGGAGAGCCCGTTCCCCGAGCACAACGCGGAGCCCGAGATCCCCTCAAATGAGGGAATTCCGACGGAGGAGATCGGGCGTGACCTGGTGCCGTATTCCGGTACGCCGATCATGCCCACGAAGGCGGAGCACCTGGACCCGCTGAACAGCAGCCTGGCGCCCCTGGACCCGACGCGCCCATACACGCCGGCCGACGTGGAACTGAAGATCGTCGCGATCCTCCAGCAGCTGGAGAACTCCGAGCTGTTCCTTCGTCAGCAGCTGGCCCGACTCCACCAGGCGACGCACAACTACAACATGCGGTACAACCTCGCGTACAAGACCAGTGACGGCCGGAGCGACGGCCAGCGCAAGGCGGATGCGGTGCTGGCCACCGAGCGCGAGTCGTACGAAATGACGGAGGCGGAGATGCTGGTGCGCGCCCTGCGCGACTCCCAGCACAACCTCCGCGCCCAGCTGTCCGGCTTCCAGTCCGTGGCCCGCTCCCTCGCGGTGTCCATGGTCAACTCGCTGGACGGGCGCGACCGGCCGCCGCTGCCGCCCGAGCCGCCGCGCTACCCCTGACCTGCCCTTTCTAGATCAACAACCGGAGGAACGAGATCATGGCTGGAAACGCGAACATCAGCTTCGTGGGGAACCTCGGGGGTGACCCCGAACTCCGCTTCACGCCGTCCGGCGCGGCGGTCGTCAACTTCAGCGTGGGCGTGGCGGAGCGTCGCAAGACCCAGGAGGGCGCCTGGGAGGACGGGGAGACCACCTGGTACCGGTGCAACGCCTGGCGCACCCTCGCGGAGAACATCGCGGAGTCCCTGAACCGAGGTGACCGCGTGCTGGTCCTCGGGACGATCAAGTCCCGCGCGTACGAGAACCGGGACGGCGGTAAGGGCGTGTCCTGGGAGGTGGAGGTGGACGCCGTCGGGCCGGACCTCCGCTTCGCCACGGCGCGGAGCCAGCGTGCGGACCGCCAGCAGGGCGGCGGCGGTGGTGGTCAGGGCGGCGGCTGGAACCAGGGCGGCGGCGGCCAGGGACGCCAGCAGCAGGGCGGCCAGTACGGCGGTCGTCCGCAGGGTGGCGGCGGCAGTCGGCCGGCTGACGACCCGTGGGGCCAGCCCCCGCAGGGCGGCGGCGGGTGGAACCAGGGTGGCCCGCAGGGCTTCGCGGACGAACCGCCTTTCTGATGACTCCCGGCGGCAGACAGGTGCGGGTCTGCCGCCGGTGAGCGCGACCCGGTCTCGTGGCGCGAGTCGGTGAACGCGAGCAGTAGACCCCCGGGACTGACGGCACCCGGGGGTCTACTTGTGTCCCCCCAAAATGGGGGGTACGATCCGGAATATGACCACCCACCGCCCGCTCCAGCGGAGCATCACCGGCCGCCCGGAAGTGCACCTGATCTTCCGCGAAGAGTGGCCCGATCACATCGACAACCACGGCGAGGCGTGCCCGGTCTGCCAACTCGAAGGCCGCACGATCGAGTGCAACGTCTACGTGCCCACCTACGACGGCGGGACCGACCTCCTGAACACGTGCCGCTGCTGCGCACCCCACGCCGTCGTGGACCATGGCCAGCTTGACCCGGGTCGAGACGCCATCATCGAGTACGCCAAGGAGAACTGATCATGCCCGACCAGGAGAAGGGCCTGGCGCTCCACGACGGGCGCCACCTGCCAACCACGAAGGACTTGCGGACCGTGCTCCGCGAGGGCCTGGACGCGGTCCAGGCGGAGGAGTACGAGAAGCGCGGCGGGGCGGAGGTCGAGAAGCCCGAGGACGCGTACGCCCTGCTCCGGCGGTACGGCGCCATGGCAGAGACCGCCACCGACTACGCCCGCGCCTTCGGCGACTTCGCCAAGGAAGTACGCGGCCGCGCTGGTGATGAACTGTCCACAATGTACGGCGAGCAGGACGGCGTCCCGAACGACGACGCCACGGTGCCGGACACCGACGGCACCACCCTCAAGATCAAGCGGGACCACGCGAACAGCTACAGCTTCGACCTGGACTCGATCATCAGCGGCACCGTGGTGAACATGCTCGCCGACGGCGAGGTGAACGACGCGCTGGCGGAGATGTTCCAGTCCGAGTTCAAGGGCGACGGGGAGAACGCGATCCGCTCGCTGTCGTGGGTGCTCGGTGAGGCGGTGCGTCGCGTGCTGGCCACCGGCAAGTTCGAGCCCCAGGTGACGAAGGTCCGCGCGCTGGCGAAAGCGGCGGCCGCCTCCGGTAACGACTCGCTGTCGAGCACGGTCACCGGGGCGATCAAGAAGACGACCGTGCTCAAGGGTTTCAAGATCGAGCGTGAGCAACCGAAGGAGAAGTGACGATGGACGACAACACCGCGTTCGTGTGGCTGATCGGCATTCTGGCCGCGTGCGCCATGGTCGTGCTGGTGGTCTGGGGGATCGCCTGGGCGTACGTCGAGCGCAAGCGGCCCGCGCGCCGGGAAGGCGATGAAGACTGATGGCCGCCGACCGCGACGCGTACGACCTGTCCGAGACGCCCGAGCGCCGCATGGTGCTGGACATGGTGCTGGAAAAGAAGATCCACACCTGGGCGGGTGACGCGATCAGCAACGCCACCAACCAGCCGCTGGCGCCGAACCTCCAGCGGGCCTTTCACGACCTCTCCCGCGCGGGCCTGATCATCGGCGAGGTCTTCACCGGCAAGGGCTACGCGGCCGCCATCGACTGGGGCCTTCGCAAGCCCGTGAAGGGACACTGATCATGGGCCATATCACCGATGCGCTGGCGTGCACGGAGCGCGCGCTGGTGCTGGCGCGCGACCTGGACAAGGTCCGTGACCAGGGCTCGCTCTCCCAGATCGCCTCCGGTCTCCGACGCGAACTGGACTGCGCAATCCAGCGGCTCTCAGATGCCCGGGATGCCATGGTGGGTGCCGCCACGGACGATCACGCCGGGAAGGTCCGGAACGACGCGCTGGCGACCAGCCGGGCCGCCGCGCTGGGCGTCATGCGGCCGGGCTCGAAGCGCGCGGAGGTTCTGCTGGCCATCTACCGCTTCGGGGACCTCACGGACTGGGAGATCCAGCAGAAGCTCAAGATGGACCCGAACACCGAGCGACCCCGGCGCGGCGAGCTGGTGGACGCCCAGCTGGTCGTTCCAGTGGTCATCAACGGGAAGGCCGTGACGCGCGAGCACCGGGGCCGGTGGTGGCAGTGCTGGCAACTGACCCTGGCCGGCGAGGCGGCAGCGGAGAAGCTGCTGGGAACGGAGGGCGCCTCCGCTACCAAGCCGGAAACCCTTGGGCCACAGCAGTTGTTCTGACCCCTCACCACGGGGTTATGATCGGCGGACGCCCTACCGGGACGGGCCCGCCCTCCCGGACACCGAGCCACGAGAGGGCAGGCGCGATGACGCTACACCCCCCGTAACGCGAAGGAGCCGGACCCCCGCTCAAGGGTCCGGCTCTCCGTGCTGAGGTAGTCCGCCCGAACGGCTCCCAGCTAAAGCCCCTCACAGTCCCTCCGACAGAACTGGAGTTCTCGCGTGATTGTAGCAACGACCCCCGACGTTTTCCCCCCGGCGGGGTGCTCGGCATGAGCGTGATCCGGCGCGGCCCGCTGGCTGCCGACAACTTCACCATCGTGTCGAACAAGATCATCCGTGACGCCCGGCTGAGCCTGAAGGCTCGCGGGCTCGGGATCTGGCTGCTGAGCCACACGGAGGGCTGGAAGCTCTCCATCCGCTCGATCGCGACCCAGGTGGGTGCCGGGGCGGAGGCGGTCCAGTCGGGGCTCAAGGAGCTGGAGGACGCGGGCTACCTGATCCGCGAGCAGCAGACCGGCGAGCACGGCAAGTTCACGGGCGTGGAGTACCGGATTTCGGACGTTCCCGCAGGTGAAACCGCATCCGGGTTTTCCGTACACGGCTCGCCCGGCGACGGTGAAGCCGGTGCCCGGGAAACCGGCACACATAAGAAGACCAATTCCAAGAAGATCAACAAGCAAGAAGACCAGACCCCCGCCGCTGCCGCGTCGGAAGCGCTCTTCGAGGTCCCCGAGCAGCGCGAGGAAGACGCCCCTGCCAAGCCGCTCACGATCAACCAGCGGGCCAACGCACTTGCCGGGCAGCATTACGAGCGGCTGGGGAAGATGGGGAACGTGCCCGCCTTCGCGAAGATCATCAAACAGGCCCTGACGCACGACTGGCCGGACAAGGCCGTGGACGACGCGCTGGCCTACATCGCGGAGCACAACTGGACCCTCACCGCCGAACGCCTCGCGAACACGCTCCGGGGCGGCCCGAAGCCCCCCGCTCGCCCGGCCCCCGCTCGCCCGTCGAACGCTGCTCGCGTCGTCGGCAATCAGCGCTTGGAGTTCTGACATGGCACGCAACGCGCACGACATGATCATCGAGAAGGCCCTGCTCGCCGCGATGATCAACCGTCCCGCCGAAGCCGGGGCCGCCTTCCTCTCCGTGCCGGTGGAGGCGTACTACGGCCTGAAGCACCAGGCCATCGCCGCGATCATCCGGGACCTGCTGATCCGGAACGACCCGATCGACGCCAACACGGTGCACGCCGCGATCCTGGACCAGGGGCTGGCGTCCCGAATCCACGCGGTCGAGCTGTTCGAGATCGTGGAGCACGGCCAGCACGTTGGCCCGGCCGCCGCGCCCGCGTACGCGGAGCGGATCTGTGAGCTGTACGCCCGCCGCCGCCTGGCCGATGAGTTCACCCGCGAGATCCAGCACCTGGACGCGAGTTGGGACACCGGCGAGCCGGCCGACGTGGCGGCCACCATCGAGCGCGTCCGGCTCATGCTGTCGGACATCGCGGCGGTGGCGGCTCCGTCGGCAGAGTGGAGCCCGCCGACGCTGGCGGACCTGCTCGCCCAGACCTCGGAGTACGACTGGATCGTGCCCGGCCTGCTGGAGCGCATGGACCGGCTGATCCTCACCGGGGACGAAGGCTTCGGGAAGTCCGAGTTCGTGGCCCAGACCCTGTGCGCTGTGGCGGCGGGCATCCACCCGTTCACCACGGAGGAGATCACCGGCTCCCCGGAGCTGCGCGTCACGGTCATGGATTGCGAGAACAGCCCGAAGCAGAGCCAGCGTCGGTACCGCCGGATCGTCCAGCTGGTTGACCACGTCCGTGCCCAGAACGGGCTCCCGCCGATCACCTGGGACAAGCGTCTGTTCATCGACTTCGCGCCGGGTGGAATGGACCTACTCAAGGGCGGGGACTTCGTCCGGCTGGAGCGCTTCGTCTCCGCCACCGCCCCGCACGTGCTGGCGGTCGGCCCGCTGTACAAGCTCCACCGCGAGGACATCAACGCGGAGGGTCCGGCCCGCGAGCTGACGGCGAAGCTGGACCAACTCCGCGAGCGGTACGGCGTCGCGGTGATCACGGAGGCGCACGCGGGCAACGCCAAGGACTCGGAAGGCAACCGGCTCATGCGGCCGCGCGGGTCCTCGCTGTTTCTGGGGTGGCCGGAGTTCGGATTCGGGCTCCGGCGGGACAAGGCCGACCCCGAGCGCAAGGCCGACGTGGTGAGCTGGCGTGGCGCCCGCGAGGAGCGAAGCTGGCCCATCGACCTGATCAAGACGCACGGCCAGGGCCTGCTCCCGTGGGGATGCGGTGAGCTGACTCTTCAGCAGTACCACGATGTGCCGGTGGACTGGGACCCCATTGGCGGCCACTGATGCGACGCACTCACCCCCCAGTTCGGGGGGTGAGTCGCGTAGGCTGCCCCTCGGAGGTAAGCCACATGGGCAACCACTTTGACGAGAACGGCGACGGGGTGGCCGACGGCCCGCCGCGCCAGCCGGACACCGGGGACTTTGACCTAGGAGTCCCATCGGTCACCGGTCAGTATTTCCACCGGCTGGAGCAAGGCCCCGGGCTCGGGCGCCACGTGCTCCACGACAACCGCTCGCTGGAGTACGACGCGGCCGCACTGGTCGAGCACGTCACCACCGAGCGAACCACCTATCACCAGCGGTACGGCCAGATCTTCGACCAGGGCAGCGTGGGCGCGTGCACCGGCATGGCCGCGCTCGGGCTGATGAACACCGAGCCCTTCGTGGGCTCGAAGCTGTTCACCACGGCCGACGCCCTGGCGTTCTACTCGCGGGAGACCGCGCTGGACGACCGCCAGATCCCCGGGCAGTACCCGCCCGACGACACCGGAAGCACCGGCCTGTGGAGCATGAAACAGCTCCGCGCGGACGGTCTGATCCCGGGCTATCGCTGGGCCTTCTCGCTCGCCACCGTGAAGCGCCTGCTCCAGGTCTCCCCGATCTCCCTCGGGCTGCCCTGGTTCAACTCCATGTTCTCGGTGGACCACGCCGGGTACCTGATCGTCCAGCCCTTCACCGGCCTGGCCGGCGGGCACCAGATCGAGGCGACCGGCGTGGACTTCGAGCGGCAGGCGGTCGAGCTGACGAACAGCTGGGGCGACGGCTGGGGCGTGCACGGGAAGGCGTACCTGCGCTTCACGCACCTGGACCAGCTGCTGAAGCTCCACGGCGACGTGGCCGTGCCGACCGGGAGGAGCTGACCGTGGCTGACGGCATCGACGTGTACACGAAGTACCAGAACGTCCGCGACTGGGCCGCCGTCCGGCGCTCCGGGAAGACCTTCGCGTACCTCAAGGGCACCGACGGCATGACCACCCGGGACACCTCGGACTGGCCGGCGAGGGCGCGCGCAGCGGGCATCGCGGTGGGGCTCTACGGCTACGCCCAGCCCGGCTCCGCTGCTGACCAGTACGACCTCCTGCTGAGGACCGCACGGGCGCGCAACGCCCTGGACCTGTCCCCGGCGCTCGACCTCGAAGACCCGTTCGTGCCGGGCAACACGGCAGCCCAGTTCGCCATCGCGTGGCTTCGCCGGGCGGAAGCGAACAGCCAGATCCCGGTCTTCTACGCGAACGACTCCATGATGAGCTACATCCTGGCCACCGTGCGGAACGCGGTCGCCGGGACGTGGCCCTGGATCGCCCGGTACGGCGCCTCGCCGAAGAACTGGTACCGGACGTGGCAGCACAGCAGCTCGGGCGTGGTCCCGGGCATCACGGCGTCCGGCGTCGACCTGAACACCGGCGACGCCCCGGTGATCGTCGGTCCCCGGCCCGGTCCCGGTCCGAGCCCGACGCCCACCCCGACCCCAACCCCCGGCGGCCGGCTGACCGTCGCACAGATGGAGGAAGCGATGTTCAACCCCGTGATCCACCAGAAGACCCCGATCGACAGCCAGGGCAACCAGGTGGAGAAGGCATGGCAGCTGGTCCCGCCGTGCGGCGGCCAGCTGGTCGTCCAGCCGATCGACGACCAGATCTGTTTCTTCGGGAACCCGGACCCGGGCGCCCCGGTCTACTGCTTCGGTCCCGGCGGCGGGACGGGCGGCGGCCACTCCGTGGTGCCGTCGGCGAAGTGGCTGGGCAACAGTGAGCGCCGGTGCGACTGGAACAACGCCCAGGCGTACGAGGTGCCGAAGGGCACTACGCGGGTGGCCTACCAGCTGTCCAGCAACGGCCGCACGGCTGTGACGTTCGTCCCGAGCTACCTGCTCGGGTGACATCGAGAGGAAAACGATCATGAAGATTTTCGGCAGGGACCCGGTGCTGTGGCTGGGGCTGGTGGCGGCCATCGTCCAGTTCGTGTCCGCCTTCCTGACCCCGATCAGCATCGAGACCCAGGGCCTGATCGCGGCCTTCTCGCTGGCGATCGTGGGCGTGATCCAGGCGATCGTGGTCCGCGACGGCTCCGCCGTCCCGGCCGTCACCGGCCTGTTCAAGGCGGGCATCGCGCTGGGCCTGGCGTTCGGGCTGAAGTGGACCCCCGAGCAGCAGGCCGAAGTCATGTTCATGGTCCAGGCGGTCTTGGGCCTCCTGGTGCGTCCGCAGGTCGTGGCGCCGATCGACGCGCGCGGCCAGGTGGTCCCCAAGGTCACCAACCTGCGGGCGGGCTGACTGATGACGGATGGGGTGTGGTCGTTCGTGCTGCCGTACGTGCGGCCACCCCTGTCCGCGAACCGGCGGAAGCACTGGTCACCAGCGCACAAGGAGTACACCGAGACCCGCAATGACCTGTTCTACCTGGGCAAGCACTGGCAGCAGCAGTACGGCCTTCACCTCCAGCCTGGCGCCCGCGCGGACGTGCACCTGGTCTGGTACCCCGGCGACGACCGCCGCGCCGACTCGGACAACATCAGCGACACCCTGAAGCCGATCCTGGACGGGCTCACGCTGGCCGGCGTGTGGCCGGACGACCGGGCGCGCTACGTGCGTCGGACCTCCACCGAGGTGGTCCCGCGTTCGTACGACCCCGAGCACCGGACCACCCCTACAGTGATCCTGGAGATCCGGGAGGTGACGCGTGACGGAGCCCGTGGGCCGTCGGGGGACGGTGATCAACACGCTGATGGACGGGAGCGGCCGCGCCCTCCAGAACGTCACCGTGCTGATCAAGCTCATAGCCCCGGGCGATCCGTTCCTGGCAAACGGTATCGGCGAGGTGCTGGGCACCACGCCCGTCGACACTGACCACACCGGCCAGTGGTCCGCCACGCTGCTGCTGAACGCGGACATCGAGCAGGCCGGGAACTACTACCTGGCCGACGAACGGTGCGCCCCCGGCGGCATGGCGTGGCCCTTCCGCATCACGGCGGAGGGGGAGACGCACTGGCTGTCGGAACTGCTGATCGCCGTCCCGCCGCCGGGGACTGACCCGCCGTGGTCCATGGCCCTGGACGACCTCTCCGACGTGGACACCGCCGGGAAGCAGGTAGGCGACCACCTGGCGTACGGGCCCAACGGCCAGTGGATCGCTCAGCGCGCGCCCCTGCTCGGGCAGTCGAAGACCTTCAGCACGCCCACGAAGATCTGGCTGTTCGAGCACGGCCTGAACCGGCACCCCTTTCCGACCACCCGTGATCAGAACGGGAAGCAGTTCTTCGGCTCCGTCAGCTGGCCGGACGCCAACACCGTGAGGGTCGAGCACGGCGACCCCGTTATCGGCACGATGGAGGTCACCTGACATGGTCGCAACGATCCCGTTCACCGCGAGCCAGGATCTGGCGAACTACCCGCCGTTGAACCTGAACATCGAGCCGGTGGGCGCGCTGCCCACCGCCACCGCCGCGCAGACTGGCCGGCTGGTCTGGTACCAGAACACGGTCTGGGAGTGCACCGGCTCCGCGTGGAAGAAGCCGGACGCTGGTACCGCTGACTCCGCGACGACGGCGACCACGGCCACCACTGCCACGGACGCGGCCCACGCCACGAACGCCGACCACGCCACGAACGCCGACAACGCCACCACGGCCACCACGGCCGGCAGCGCGACCACGGCGACGACCGCCACCACGGCGCTGGACTCGAACAAGCTGGGCGGCCAGACCCTCGCGCAGGTGCGCGACTTCAGCCTGACCACTGGCCAGCGCACGGACGCGGCTATCTCGAACTTCGCGACGGCGGCCGCCACCGCCGCGCTGTCCGACCGGCTGGACCAGTTCGCCGCGCCGATCAACCCGCTGAACATCAACTCCCAGCGGCTCACGGCAGTGGCCACGCCCACGACGGGCACCGACGGCGCGAACAAGACCTACGTGGACACGGCGGTGGCCAACGCGACCGCCGGTCTGGACGTGAAGACGGACGTGGCCGTGCTGGCGACCACGAACGTGACGAAGTCCGGGCTGACCACGATCGACGGCTACACCCTGGTGGCGGGGGACCGCGTGCTCCAGGCCGTCGCCGGTGGCCACGTCTCGAACGGCGTCTGGATCGCGGCGGCGGGCAGCTGGGCGCGAGCGACCCCGCAGGAGGAGCTTCCGGGCGCGTTCTGGTTCGTTAAGAACGGCACGGCGAACGGCGCTACTCAGTGGATCGTCACCAACGCCACGAACCCGGTCATCGGCACCGACCCCGTGGTGATCAAGCAGTTCGGTGCCCAAGTCACCTACACCGGCACCAACGGCGTCCAGGTGGTCGGCTCCACGATCAGCGCGGTGGCGACCGGCGGCGGCGGCATCGCGACCACGGGCGGCCTCGCCGTCGACAACACGGTGAGCCGGACCGCCACCGTGGCGATCCCGGCGCCCGGCGCCGGTACGTCGGTCACGATCACGTCGCCGTACGCCCCACCGGCCGGACGGCGGCTCCAGGTCCAGGTCTACCGGAACTCGGACAACGCCCAGGTGTTCTGCTCGATCGTGAACGCGCCCGGCTCCGCCAGCGTCACGATCGACATGGGCACGGCGCCGACGGCCGGCCAGTACTCTGCCGAGATCCGGAGCTGACCCGTGGCCGCTGCTGTCCCGATCATCGCGCCAGCCGCCTTCACTGGCGGTGACGTGTCCTTCGGCGGCTCGAAGGCCACGCTGCTGGGCACGCCGACGGCGAGCACGGACGCGGCCACGAAGGGGTACGTGGACGCGAAGGGGCCGGGCATCATCACCGGCACCGGCACGGCGGGGCGGCCGGTCGCTCCCCTTGCTGGGCAAGGCTATTGGCGCTTGGACAAGAACTTCCTTGAGGTTTACGACGGCACCAACTGGATCGTCCAGGGCACGGTGGTCGTCTCCTCCACGGCGGACATCACCACGCCCCAGATCGGCCAGCAGGTCATCAACGCCGGTGACGAGTACCGCCGCTGGCAGTATCTCGGATCCGGCGTCGGCTTGGGCTGGCAGCCCATCAACGTCTCCGTCGCGACTGGCCAGGCGATCGGCGGCGAGTGGACGAATGGCTCCGTCCAGAACTTCGGGGCCAACGCGAACGCGCTGCTCTTCCCGACGCGGGACACCGCGAAGGCGGCGGGCAACGGGATCACGGTCACCAATGGCGGCCGGGACTGGACGAACGAATTTGAGGGCCTGTACTTCATCGACGTTCAGTTCCGGATGTCTACCGTCGTCGCCAGCGGTGTTGCGATGGGTCTTACACCCGGATCCGGTGGCTACTCGGACGCGACTCTTCTCATGGCCCCGAAGCACCCGATGCAGCCAACCTGGGGCGACACGGGCCTGTCCGGGTGCATCTGGCTCACGGCGGGGACCGCCTGGACCTTCTACTTCTACAACAACACGGCGACGGCTACGGCCACCACGCTTACCCGCCTGCCGCGTGTTCGGATCTGGGGCATGTTCGCCGGATAGCCTGTGCGGCATGACCGACTACGTGAAGAAGCAGACGATCTACAAGCGCGTCCAGTTCACCGGCGACCCCGCCGCCTTCCTCGCCGAACTCCAGGCGGAGACCAATGCCTGGTGGAACTGGGCTGTGTACCCGGGCGAGGGCGAGAACGCGCCGGTCGTGCTCCGCCACGACTCGAACGCGCAGCAGTTCGGGTTCCTCGAAGTCCAGCCCGGCTGGTTCGTCGTGTTCCGCGACGGCCCCGAGGAGCGGCCCTACATCGACTACGACGGAAGCAGTGTCGTTCCGGCGTGACGCGCAACAACTGAGCGTCACATTGTGTAGCCCCCCAAACTGGGGGTTATGATCACGCCTGTGGGTGATCGGTCTCGCGCCATGTCTCGCCGCGTCGGGAGCGGCCGGACAGCGAGACCGATCACCGGGCGGAAGGTCGGGACACGTGAGCAAGATCCTTTTTCTGGTCGGTGAGCCGGGAGTCGGGAAGTCAACGCTGATGGCGGAGACCTTCGGACACCTGGAGCGGGCTGCTGTCGACCACCGCGCGGCCGGCGGACCGATGCGTGAGCTTCTGTGGAACGGACCCGACCTGGTGGGATGCGAGCTGGGGCGCCGGATGGCCACCTCCGGCCGGACCACCTTCCCCGGCACCGACGCGATGAGCCAGACCGCCATCGTGGGCGTGGACGAATGGCTGCGCGCGGGCGCGGACGACCTCGGCTTCGTCGCACTGGAGGGCACCCGGCTGGCGAACAAGCGCTTCGTGACCGCCGCCCTGGCCGGTGGGCACACTCTCTGGCTCTTCTACCTCTACGGCCCCGAGGTCGCCCGGGAGCGCCGGGGCGTGCGCGGCTACCACCAGGATGAGCGCTGGGTGAAGGGTCGCCAGACCGCTGCCGCGAACTTCTACCAGCTGTGCGACCGGATGCGGAACACCGAGCACCAGATCAGCACGCACGTGCTGCCCGCCCACCGGCCCCTGGAGGACACCTCGCGGTACCTGCTGGCCATGGCCGGTCTCGCCACGCCTGTCTCCCGCTGATCCGGCCCAGTCGCACGCCAGGAAGGAGACAGCGGTGTCCCCCAGGAAGCCGAACCTCCACGCCGTCGGCAGCCGGAAGTCCGCGCCTCGCGCCACGGCGGCCCAGCTGCTGGAGCAGGGGGACAAGATCTTCCGGCTGGTCGCTCGGGGCTACACGATCACGGAGGCGGGGAAGGAATTCGACCCGCCGCTGAGCCAGCAGAAGGCGAGCCGGCTCTACAACGAAGCCCTGGCCCGCGTGATCGAGTCGGACACCTCGCTTCGCCAAGCCATGCTGGAGCGCGAGCTGGAATCCCTGCGCCTACTGAAGAAGCACTGGATGGGCCCGGCGCTCAACGGTGACGACAAGGCCGCGAACATCATCCTGAAGGTGGTCGACCGGGTAGCCAACCTGGCCGGCTTGAACCAGTCGCTGAAGATCCAGATCAGCAACCAGCGCGTGGACGCCACCGTGGCGGAGCTGGTGGAGATCCTGGAAGGCAGCGCGGAGGACCAGGTGCCCCGGCTGCTGGAGTCTGGAGTGCTGGTCATCGAAGCCCCGGTAGTCGAGTCCGAGGAAGACGAAGCAGAGGACGAAGACGAGACGGCGGCGGGATGAATGACGATGACCTGGTGGCCCAGATCCGGGCCAAGCTCGACCAGCTGAACCCCGGTGAGCGACGCCTGGCCCAGCTCCGGATCGACCGGATCTTGCGCCGGAAGCGCGCGCTCGCGAGGTACCCGAGCCCCGGCCACCTCGCCCAGCTGATTCAGCCGGACACGGTCCAAACGAAGATGATGACCGCGCTCGACCAGATCGCGATCGCGGCGGACGCTGGCTTCCAGCGCCGATGGATCATCAGCACCCCTCCGCAGGAGGGCAAGACGATGCGGATGGGGACGGCCGTCCCCCTGTGGCTGCTCATGCGCGACCCAACGCGCCGGATCGTCATCGCCTCCTACGAGCAGACGCTGGCCGCGCGCTCCACGCTCGCCGTCCGACAGGCCATCGAGACCTTCGGCGCCGGGTACAAGGGCGATCGCAACTACGCCGGCCAGGAGGACCACCTGGGCCTGATCCTGGACCCCGACCAGGCGAAGCAGGCGAACTGGAACCTGATCGACGGCCCCGGCCGCCGCAACGGCGGCATGGTCGCGGTGGGCGTCGGTGGCTCGCTCACCGGCCGGTCGGCGGACGTGATGATCATTGACGACGCCATCAAGAACTCCAAGCAGGCCGACAACCCGACCCAGCGGCAGCTCATCTGGGAGTGGTACCAGGCCGTCGCGACGACCCGGCTTTCCCCGCACGCCATCGTGATCGTGATCGGGACCCGGTGGCACGAAGACGACCTGATCGGCCGGATCATCAAGCAGGACAAGGAAGGCGTGGCGGAGTTTCGCCAGCTGGTCATCCCGGCTATCGCCAAGGGGAAGGACCCGCTGGGGCGTCGCCCTGGCCAGTACCTGAAGTCCACCCGAGGGCGCACCGTGGCGGAGTGGAAGCGCATCCGGAAGCGTGTCGGGGAGCGCTTCTGGTCCGCGCTGTACATGGGTGAGCCGCATCCCCCGGCCGGGGGAATCTTCCAGCTGGAATGGATCGAGAACCACCGGCGACCAGTGGCGCCGGAGCTGTCGGTGGTGGAGGTCTTCGTGGACCCCGCCGACAACGAAGGCGAGGGCGACGAAGCGGGCATCATCACGATGGGCCGGGGCGCGGAGGACCAGCACTTGTACGTGCTCGCCGACGACTCCGGGCACATGACCTCCGGCCGCTGGTTCCGGGTCGCCTTCATCGCGGCCCTTCGACACGACGCCTCCGCCGTGCGCTACGAGAAGTCGCTGTCCGGGCTCCGCCGGATCGGGCGCAAGGCGTGGAAGGACTTGCTGCGCGAGGCGCGCAAGCTCCACGAACTCGACCCCTACAAGGGCTCGGAGTTCCGGCGCCGGCCGGAGCAGCCCGACGGCGAACTGATCTTCGAGGCGGCCAAGGCGCTGGCCCGCGACGACGCGGAGCCGGAGGAGATCGTGCGCCTTCAGCGCGACCTCACCGAGCTGTGGCCGCACGTGCCCAAGGTCATGGAGCTGCCCGCCACCGGCATTCCCGTCCAGGCTTTCCCGGCCAAGGGCACCAAGACTT